CAAACTCTCTTGATCCAATCGGCAGCTTCGACTGTTGTTACGGCTAGTGGTAGTGTACCAACCGCCGCACAGGTAGCCGTAGCAGTGCGCACTAATTTAGAAACTAACCCACCTATTCCAGTGGATGTTCAATTGATCAACTCTGCTGAAGTAATTGGTACCGGATCTGAGCCTAATCCGTGGCGAGGTGCAGGTGTTCAGCCATAAAAGTTTTTCGATAAAATCTTTTTATCGATTTTCTTGGACCCTGACTGCTGCGCGACCTGTCATCACTAAATATATTTCAACAATTTACAAGGTCCGGTATTTCGATAACATCAATTTATAGAAAGAAAAATCGTGGAATTCAACCGCCGTTCGATGGCATCCAGTGATGCATTCTTTGTTCAGAACAAAATCCCGAATTGGACTAATTGGCGTGTCGATAACGCCGTGGCGGATGGCTACAAGGTCAATCCATGGGTCTATCGTGCGGTGAAATTGATCGCTCAGAACGCGGGTAGTGTGCCGTGGGTCGTGATGGACGCGAAGATGACCCCAGTTTGGGAACACCCGATAACGAAGTTGATGAAGCGACCGAACGAACATTTCAGTGGACAACAACTGGTTGAACTTGTTGTCATGTGGTTGCAACTCTCGGGCAACGCCTATCTCAAAGAGATCAACGTCAACGGCGATATCAGTGAACTTTGGCCTATCAGCCCGGACCGTATTTCACCGATCCCGAGTGCAAATCCGTCGAAATACATTGACGGTTACAAGATCATCGCAGATGGCGGTGCGGAACGAATTGATCCCGATTATAACCGGGACAACGTGATGCACATCAAACTGTTCGACCCGAGCAATCCTTACCTCGGGATCAGCCCACTGCAGGCGGCTGCAAAGTCAGTTGACCTGGACAATGCTCAACTGGAGTGGAACACCTCTACGATGCAAAACCGGGGTGTCGTCGACGGCGTGTTCACGTTCAAGCGGTCCATCGACGGTCAGCAGGCCCAAAGCATTGTTGATCGTTTGATCGACAAATTCAGTGGCAAAAAGAACGCCCGCAAGCCGTTGGTGATCGGGGACGATGCCACTTACACGCGCCTTTCGCTAAACGCGATCGAACTCGACTTTTTGAATTCACGCAAGCACAACCGGGAGGAGATCCTCAGTGTGTTTGGTGTCCCACCGCAGTTGATCGGTATCCAGGATTCCAGCACGTACAATAACTACTCGATCAGCATGAAAATCTTTTGGGAGACTACGGTGCTCCCGCTGCTTGATATGCTGAAAGACGCATTTAATCACCGGTTCAATTTGCCGGACGGGATGTCGTTGAACTACGACACCAGCGAAGTAGCGGCACTCCGCCACAACGAAGAAGACAAGGCAAAGGTAGCCAAGATCTACTACGAGATCGGTGTCCCCGTGTCGATGACGAACGAGAAACTCGCTCTTGGCCTCAAGCAATATGAAGGCTGGGATAAGGTGAATCGTGTGATCATGCCCGCTGAGGCTGGTGCGGCTCAACTCAAGTCGATTCAAGACAGCGAAAGCAAGAATCCATCCACTGATCAAAACATGGATGACGTTCGGAAAGCTGTATTTGGGGGACTCGCTGAGGCTTTGGCTGAGAGGGATGATTTCGAGGTCGTGATTAAGCAGTTTCAAGAAGCCAACCCGGAAAGTCGGGCAGTGGGTGCGATTTGTAAAGTCATCCAAGAACAGGTGACCTATGGTCGTGCAGCTGCATTTGACGCAAACAGAATCCGAAAAGCGATCATCGACACCGGGATTTTCCGTGGTGTTGCAGATTATTGACGGATGATAACTGATTGTGGTAGAATCAACTCGATCTTACAGTCAAAGCAAAATGTCCCAAAAAGACTACCGCAGTTGTCACCATGGTGAACTCAGGGCCGAAAGCACCGGTGCCGAAGGTATCATCGAAGGTTACGTGACTGTGTGGGGGGTCATTGATTCCTACAAGAGTTCGTTCCAACGTGGGGCTTTTACCAAGACGCTCCAGGAGCGAGGGAATCGAGTAAAGGTACTTTGGAACCACGAAGATGAAGTGATCGGCAAGCCGATCGAGATCCGAGAGGATGACAAGGGTCTTTTCGCTCGAATCCAGTTGGTGATGGGTGTACCGAAAGCCCGCGAGGTCTTTGAACTCGTCAAAGCTGGTGCAATCGACACGTTCAGTTTTGGTTTCAGAACAGTCAAAGACAAGTGGGTCGATGGTGTGCGGGTGATTACTGAGGTGATGTTGATGGAAGTATCGCCGGTCATCTTCGAAGCCAATGACTCCGCCGTCATCACAGGAGTGAGAAATATGAAGATCGAGAAGCGTGATCAGGAATACCAAGCCACGTACGCCAAGTACGAGTTGGGCCAGCGCGGTTCGTTGATCCTGAGCAGCTTGTACCGGACGCTCGACGACATTTGGTACAGCAGTCTCAATTCCGATGAAGTGCGCACGAAGATCAACGATGCTTTGACGCAATTCTCGGGAATGTACTCGTCCTATACCGACGAAATGCTGCAGATGCAGCAACGAGATATCCGTGGAACCCCCGTCCAAATGGCGTTGCGCAAGCACCTCATGGACAGCGCTTCTACACCGGAAAATTTCGCGGCGAACACTTCGTTCACCGTGGAAGAAGTCAGGTCACTTCTGGACGGTCAAACCGTTGAAGTCGACCCGGCGAAACTGGCAGACCTCCCCGAAGAAGTCAGGAAGGCGATCATCGCTGACCGAGCTTCCAAGATCGAGGTTTTGTGCAACGAACTACGCCGGGGTCAACTCGATCCGGCAGAAGTCGCCCGCATTCGCGGCCTTCTGCCCCAGGATGAGCCTGAATACTCCAAAATCATCCAGGAACTGAACAAGTTCCGTGCCTCTTTCACCTGAATCAAGGAGCATTTTCCATGTCCAAAGAAATCCAAGTCGTTCTCGACGAAATCAACAAGGCCACCGCCGAAATGCGGTCTTACGTGGATCGCAAGATCGAGGGTCAATCCGACCCCCTGATCCAAGTCGCCATCGACAAGGCCAACGCGTCCATCACCGAACTGCGCGGGCAGTACGAGGAATTGGTCAAGGCTTCCCAGCGCCCCGCAGTCAGCACCCCCGGTGCGAAGGACAAGGACACCGAACTGCGTCACGCTGCTTTCGTCAAGTACCTGCGCTACGGTGTCGGTGAAACGGGTCGTTCGATGATGAACCCCGACGAAGTGCGTACCCTGTCGAGCGCCAGCGATGCTGAAGGCGGCTTCTTGGTGCCGGTCGACTTCCAGAATGTCATCCTGATGGATGCATTCAACGAGTCGGCGGTGCGCCCGGTGGCCAACACCGGCACCACGAGTCGCGACAAGGTGTTCATGCCCTCGCTCAAGAAGCCCACTGTGGCCTGGGGCGTGACCAATGTGGCTGTCGCCGCCCAGGACCTGAGCGCTGGTGGCGAAACGTTGCAGATCAACGACCTTCGCGCTTTGGCGTTGATCCACAACAACACGCTGGATGACGCCGCCGCCGACGTTTGGGGTGAACTGTCCATGGCCTTCAGCAGCGCTATCGCTGAAGCCGAAGACAATGCCTTCATCGCCGGTGATGGTACCAATGCACCGCAGGGCCTGATGACTGCGGCAGCCGTGGTGGCGAACTTCAAGAAGTCGGGTGTCGCCGCCGCCCTGAGTGACGCAACGTTCAACGGTGTGGATCCCCTCATCGAAATGCTGCATTCGCTCAAGAAGACCTACCGCCGCAACTCGACCTGGGCCATGAACAGCACCGTCGAAGGTGAAGTTCGCAAGCTGAAGGACAAGGACGGCCAGTACCTGTGGCAACCCCCGGTGCAAGCCGGGTCACCTGCCACGCTCCTGGGTCGCCCGCTGATCAACCCGGAAGGGATGGCCGACATCGCTGCGAACAAGTTCCCCATCGTGTTGGGTGACTTCCGTGCCGGATACTACATCCGTGACCGGGCCGGGATCTCCGTGCAACGACTCGTCGAGCGCTATGCCGAGTTCGATCAGACCGGCTTCCTGATCAAGCGTCGGACTGGTGGCAAGGTGGCGAAGGCTGAGGCTTTCGTGACCCTGAAGATCGCGGCCTAATCCGGGTCGGGATCAACGTCGAAGCAATCTAACCGGCCCGTCAACGCTGTCGGGCCGGTTCATCATTCAAAGAAAGGTACTACATCATGCGTCAAGATGTCAAATCCAACTACGCGTTGGTCGAAGGTCTGGCTGCTCAGTCCCGTACGGCTGCTGCTTACAACACGGCTAATGCGGACATGTCCGCTGGTCGTTCGGCCAGCTTTCTGATCAGTGCCGGTACTTTCGGTGCCAGTGCTACACTGGCCGCGAAGCTGCAGCACTCGGCTGATGG